TCTTTCATAATAACTCACTTAGTTATTTAGTTATTGACTTAATAAGTAATGAATGACATATTAACACAAAGGAGGAAGTATGAAAATACAAATATCAGTAAGTCTTGATAGTGATCAAGCTGAATACATTCGACAACTTGCAAGAGAAGAATATGTCTCAGTAAGTGAATCGACAAGACAGATCATTGAACTTGGAATCAAATCGCACCAAGGCAGTGAGATCTCAGTTGCTCAAAAGATAAAGTTGATTGAGAATCGAATTTATTTACTCAAAGAGCAACAAAGAGAATTATGTTACCAAAGAGATTATCTCAAAGACAGAATTGAGGAGAACTAATATGGGATACAATCGCATTGACATTTGTGGACATCTCGGACGAGACCCAGAATTCAAGCAAACTCAATCAGGTAAATCGATGGTCAGACTCAACGTTGCAGTCACTGAACATTATAACGGTCAAGAGAATACAACATGGTTCAAAGTTGTGGCGTTTGGTGAACTTGCTGAGCGATGTCGTCGAGGACTTGTGAAAGGCTGCAAGCTTTCAATTCATGGGAAGATGGAGAGCCGTTCATATGAGCATAATGGAGAGACTCGATATGATTGGTCAATCCTCATGAAGAGCGTTGAGTTTCACACAAAGCCCGAGACAAAGAAAGTCAAAGCAGAGCAACCAACACCAAAAGCAAAGATCCATGATCCTTGGACATGGGACACAACATTGACAACAGAGAACGATCCCGCAAAAAGTGATTGGAAGTGGGAGACAAATCCTGTTGATACAACCTCATCTTTTCCTTGGAGACAAGATGATCCAAATCGATTTAAGAATGGATAAATGATACAATGGATCCAAAACTTTTGACTGAATTTGGAAGGAGAGAGGCCATGTCTCATCAAGAAGATGTTACAAATGTGACACAATCAACGCATACACGCACGAGATACAAGTACTCGAATGATCTTGCGATGGTTATCTGCACATACTTGAGGAAAGCATGCACCATTGAGACCGCTTGTGATGCTGCCAACATCAGCAGACAAACATATTATAGATGGATGGATGAGATTCCTGAGTTCAAAGAATTAGTCAATGCAACTGTATCCGACGTTGAAGCTGCTCTCCTTGAGGATATTCGTTCTTATGGAGATTGGAGAGCTAAAGCTTGGATCCTTGAAAGACGATTCCCTCAACGCTGGGGACAAAAGCGAGAACTTGATGTCAACGTGACAAAGCAAACAGGGACCGACGTGATCGCTGGCATGCTTTCAAACATCATCAAAAAAGAAAGCACCAACCAAGATGATTGATGCTCTCTCTGAATTAGTCAAGTATCTGGATTCGTGATCTCGATACACTCACTCCGTTAAAATCAACAATGTGATGTTTTCGTTTAAACACCACTTTAACAAAATGAATAAAAAAGGAATAACATGAATATTCAAAGAAGTCAATTCACTCCGATAAAAGATGACTCACCATCATCAACAATGATTCGCTTTGGTCGACAAGTCGCACCAATGCAATTTTTGAGAGAAGCAATTCAGAACGCAATCGAGGCAGGTGCGACTCGTGTCCGAGTTGAGCCTTGTCCCCTTGCAATGAATGATCATGCCACTTTACCAGGTGGACTCAAAAGATTGTCAATCGTTGATAATGGTTGTGGTATGAATGCAGAAGAACTCTTGCAATACATCAATAAATACAATTCATCCTCCAAGATCTCAGGTGGTCATCATGACAACTTTGGTATTGGTATCAAAGCAACGGCATCAAGCTTTAATCATTATGGTCTCGTGTTCATCTCATGGACCAAAGAGTCAAAAGACGGGAATATGATTTGGTTATGCTATAACAAGAAAGCAAAGCAATTCGGAGTCCGTCATATACCAGTGTATGAAAGACAAGATGATGGAGAGTATGAGTTTGTTTATAAGCAAGTTGTATCATTGAAGGAACTTGAAGCAACCTATGAAGATGAAGGAGGATTTGAGGGGGTCAAGTGGTGGAATGCTGAGAAAAAAAAATACAACATTATCAAAGATCAAGGGACGATTGTTTATTTTTGTGGAATGCATCAGCATGATTCAACTTGGGGCAAGGATGCTCGTGGTAAAAGTTTTTATGAGTATGGGTACACTTACTATATAAATAAAAGATTTCATAATCTAAATGCTATTGTTTCGACGGCAATCTTCACTAAAGAAAGAAGATTGTATAAGGTTGCTCATGGTTTTGATTATGAATGTTTGTATTTAGGATTTAAAAAAGTTCAAACAATCGACTTTGATGAATTTAAAATTATTACTTATGTAAGAAAAGACTCTATCAAAACGTTAAGATCAAATGAATATCAAAGCATGGTGCATCGATTTGATCCATCCTCATATAACAACGGATTCATTGCAGTGAAATACAAGAATGAATTGTACAACCTTGAGACAGGCAAACGTGCATCAAGACAATGGGGAATTATTGCAGATGAAGTCATGAGCCAAGTCAAGATCATCGTTGTGCCTCCTGAGTATGATCCAAAAACAAACTATGGAGTGTTCCCCAATGAAGGTCGTGACACTCTCATGATGGAAGATGGCAGCAAGGATCAAGAGACCAAAGTCCTCGACCTCAAAGAAGTAAGAGAGTTCTTTATTGACAATATGCCTCAAGAAGTATCTGACTTGATTGACAATGCATTGAAGAAAAAAATGAACTTCAAACATTCTGATGAGGAGATCTTCAAGAAGTACAAGTTTTTATTCAAGCTCAAAGTGACTCGTGAACTTGAGGAGCAACTTGCATATGATAAGGATGGACAAGATCAGTTGCAACTTCCAATCAAAGCCGAGAAAGGTGACAGTACTGGATCAGATCCCAAGACTCCCAAGATCAGTCAAAAGATGAAAGAGAAGCTTGACAAGTTGAATAAAGCAAGCATGCAAGAGAAGAAGAAAAAAGACTTGATGGCTGCTGTCATTTGGGAATCTGCAACGGGTGAAGATGATTGTCGATTCCTTGGATGCAATGGATACTCATATCCATTGACATCCGAGGTCTCGAATAGTGGGACGACAATTTGGGCAGATCCTAGTCATGACTTATTCAAACAAATGGAACAATACTTTGTGAGTTATTACAAGGGAGGTGACAAGCGACGCAAGACTATCATGGATGAGATTCAACAAGTTGTCACACTTGACATCAAGGTTGCTCATGCTCATAAGATGGCATTCGTCAAGCGTTATCCTCAATTAAAAGTCGAGAACCAAGTGACCAAGGATGAACTCATGGGATCATTGCTTGGATACAATCTTTACACCAAAGTTCAACAAGCTTTATCTACAAAAGGATTGAAACCAAAGAAATGATTGACATTAACCCCAATGAGCTACAAACCCAAATCATCAAAGCAATAGGACGAGAAGAAAAAGTCATCGCAGCTCGTTGCGGTTGGGGAAGTGGCAAGACCTCAGCTCTTGTCTTCTCAATGTTGCTCGTGTCGAAGATGAGACCTGGTACCTCCTCATTGATGGTGACTGATACAACCCCAAGGTATAACTCTGTACTTATGCCCGAGATCGAGAAGTGGCTTGCTCCTCTTGGATGGACATACAATCACACAAATAAACTTTGGACAGATACTGAGAACGGATCAACTGTTTGGTGTCGTTCGTATTATCGACCAGGTACAAGAGAAGCAACTCACAATCCTCTTGAAGGTCTCAATGTGACAAGTGGTGTCTGTATGATCGATGAATGTCAGACTCTCACGAGTGAGGTTGCTCACAAGGCTCTCGGTCGTTTGAGGAGTGGACCAAGTCCAATCATGATACTTGTCGGGCTGCCTGTCATTGATGCTTGGTGGTGTAAGTTAGCAGAGCAGGCGAATTGTCAACCGTTGTTCTTCTCCTCATATGTCAATCAAGACAACTTGAGTGAGGAATGGTTTGAGGCGACAAAGCTTCTCCCTCCTGATGAACGTGAAGCAATGGTCATGAACAAGCCAAAGCCTCCAAGCGGCTTAGTGTATTCTGAGTTTGACCCCGAGAAACATGTCATTGATGACTTCAAGTATGATCCATCCATGACGGGACGGATTGCGATTGACTGGGGATTCAGAAAGCCGTCGGTCTTGGTGATCGTATATGACGAGGTGAGAGAAGCCTCAATCATCATCCATGAATTCAACCCCAAGGAAGTCACCATCGAGCAGCTCAGTCAAATGATCCTTGCCTTTGCTTGGCCCCGAGCTTTGAAGTCGATGGCACCATCATCAAGAGTATGGCTTGACACAGGTGTGGCAGATAAAGCAGGGAAAGCAAGATCAGATCACACAGGACTCTCAGCTTTTCGCTTGATTCGCAAGCATCCCGACGAGGGAGGAATTGGATTGCCAATGAGATCGACAACTGACCCCGTGAGGACAGACATCCTCAATGGAGTGCAGAGATTGAAACGAGCTTTCAACTCAGGTAAATACTTGATCACTCGTGAGGTATGGGAGAAAGGAGAACGAGCAAGCGGCAACTCAATTCGCAAGGCTCTGCTCTCATATGCTTGGGACAATAAAGAGCAACCCAAGAAAGACGGACGTGAGGACCCTCTTGATGCTTTGAGATATGATTGCATCTTCCATCATTGGACAGAGTCAGCACGCAACTATCAACCAAAGAGTCAACCAAATCGAAAGGTGAGAGTTGGTTCATCAAAGAAAGTCGAGTTCTAAATCTCTTATTTTAGACTGAACTTTTATTATTCAATACTTAAGGAGTATTATTATGTATGTATTTATTGGATCTAATGCCATTTATGGATATGGTGAAACAAGAAAAGAAGCTTTAACTTATGCTCAACAACGTGGGTGGGTTTGTCCTAATGCTACATATGATCAATTTAGACCTAAGAAAAAGATTAAATCTTTTGAGGAGGGATATATTTTAAGAGCAAGTGAGAAATTTTATAACATTGCAAAAAATGACATTGATTCTTATAAATTAAATTGGTGGGCCTTAAAGAGAATTAAAGGAATTTATAAAGCTTATACAGAACAAGAAATCATAGAAGAAGCTTTAAAAAGAAAAGGCAAGAGCAAAATAAAGAATATTCATTGGATGAGATTCCAACACCCTGAATATATTCTTGATAGATGTCGTCATGACAAAGAAGCAGCAGAATACTTTATGTATATGGAAAAGATTCAAAAGCAACTTGATGAGTTTGAGGATTAAGTCATGACACCAGCAAAGAAGCAAGTCATCATTGATCTCGTTTACAGAATGATCATTGAACCATCACAAGGATTCCCCCCTCATGAGTTTGAGGAATCAGTCAAACTCTTTCTTGATATTGTTCAAACACTTCTCAATGAGGATTATCAAAAAGATAATATTTGACAAATAGCCATATCAAAATGATAATATGACCAAAGTGATATTGATCACCGAGGTCGTTATGCATAGAGATGATGAAGCACCAAGACATTTAAGAGCGAAATATCCACGTTTCAAAACATTGGGTATCACAGGCACTCAACTGTCGGGTGGTACTATCTCAGGGTATGAGCAGAACTCAAGCCTCACAGGCTTGTCATGGGTTCGAGCAGCTGAGGAGATGTTGAGGACTGATCCTGTTGTGCGTCGCTCTTGGCATATGCTCAGACAAACATTGCTCTCAGCAACCTGGCGATTTGAGGCAAGTGTTGAGAATGATCCACAATCTGAGGAACTCGCACGATTCGCAAACGAAGCATTCGGCTTCGATGGATATGCGGGTCAAATGTCAGTATCATGGGAGGAACAACTCGGCTATCTTTTTGAATACGTCACTATTGGGTATCGATACGCTGAGGAGATCTACAAGGTCGGACTCGATGCTGAGGGACGAACAAAAGTCTTCCTCGATTATTATGCAGACCGAGAGCCTTCTGCACATAATGAGTGGTTGAGTCGTGATGGTCAACATCTTGATGGTGTACTTCAAACCGTCGTGGGTGTTGGCAAGACTCCCAAACCTATTCCATCAAACAAACTCCTCCTCCTTACACTCAACAGGACAGGCTCCAACTTCGAGGGAGTTGGGATGCTTCGTCCTGTTTGGTGGTGGTGGAGAACCAAGCAACGAGTATCAAATCTCATGTGCGTCGGGTTGGATCGTTGGGCTGTTCCAACTCCAAAGGTAATCGTTGACCGTTCACAAGCTGAAGCACTTGGCTTGACTGACGGTGACATTGACGCAATGATCAACGATGCTGAGGCACAAGCTCAAGCGTTCCTCTCTGCTGAGCAATCTTACCTCGTTGAGAATGGTGCTGTGAAGTTCGATTCATACGCAGCAGCCCCAAATCTTTACGCTCAAGGTCCTCTCGATATTATCAAGGAATGTGACAATCAAATCAGTCAAGCGTTCCTTGCTCAATTCGCAAACCTCGGAATCAGTGACACAGGATCAAGAGCCGTCGGTGAGGTTCATCTCTCTGTTTTCCGTCGTGCTGCCATCAATCTTTGTGATGTTGTGGCAGCTCAAGTCAGTGGACCAGGTCGACGAGGTGGCGGGACTATTGGCAGATTGATCAGATTCAACTATGGAGCCGTTGAGGCTTCCAAGCTTCCACGATTGACTCATGCAGGTCTTGACACTGATGATCTTGCAAACAGTCTCGGCATGCTTGGACCACTTGTCCAATTTGGACTATTGACTCCCGACGATGAACTTGAAAGAGCGATTCGTGAGAGACTTGGTGCAGGAGATCTCCCTGAAGATGCACAAAGATCATCCATTGAAAGAGCTGCCTCAAGTTCTGCAAGCGGTGGAAGTGCCTTGCTTGCTGAGCAACTGATCAAAGCGAGACGACGCAATGGCTAAAAAAAGAACACAGGCACAAACACCAGCACCCCCAAAAGATCAGATCACGGGATCAAAGAAGAATCCCGAGGGGTCTGCAAGTGGTTCTCGTGGTGACATCAAGATCAGTGATGCAACCGAGAAAGCTCTTGTCAATCTTCGCAATAAGCACAATGACAAATACAAGTCTCCATCCAAGCGGGTGGATCTTGGTATGTTGAAAGCAGTGTATCGACGAGGAGCGGGGGCGTTCTCTGTCTCTCACCGTCCCAATGTGAGCAGTCGTGAACAATGGGCACTCGCAAGGGTCAAAGCTTTTCTCAAACTTGTGGGTACAGGTGAGAGAAAGAAAGCATACAATACAGATCTTGACTTGCTTCCCAAAGGTCATCCACAAAAGAGTGAGGCAAAGAGTGAAGCAATAGCATTGTCAATCCCTCAAAAGTATTCTCACATATCATTCAAACCTCCTCAAGGTGCACAAACAGCAGCCGCAAGAGCACTCAAGAAAAGAGCAGAGAAGCCACCAAGTCAAAGAGGGATGACTCCCGTTGGTTTGGCTCGTGCTCGTGATCTTGCGAATGGTCGTGAACTATCTCCCGAGACAGTGAGACGAATGCTTGCATACTTCACACGCCACGAAGTCGACAAACAAGGCTCAACGTGGGACGAGTATGGAAAAGGTCGTCAAGCTTGGGATGGTTGGGGTGGTGACGCTGGCTTTGCTTTTGCTCGAAAGGTTGTCAAACAAATGAATGCAGCAGATAACAAAACAACATTGAGAGCATATGGAGAAGCAATCCAACTCTCTGAATCAAATTCTTATGAAGTACCTGACGGACTCACCATTGGCAAGCCGTTCAAGACGTTGTCACTTGGTCAAGTATCATCGAGAATGAGCGGTGATGCAATCGGCAAAGAGATCGATCAAGACTTGCTAGCTGAGCTTGTCAGAGTA